GTACCAGAAGGCTACGAGTGATAGGAGAAACCATGTCAAACAAGCTAGACGCATTTTTCAAGAGCTACGCGCAAGTCGAAGACCAACTAGATTTCAGAATGGCTCACGAGACAGTGGGCAAAAAGTTGCCAGTCATTTCCACAGGTTCATTGGCTTTGGATGACGCACTCTCTTCGGGCGGTTTGCCAAAGGGCCGACTGATCCAATACTACGGCCCCACCGGCTCTGGTAAGACGCTCATGGCCATGATAGCCATCAAAGAGGCGCAAGCTATCGATCCAACGGCCCAACAAATGTTCATTGATGCAGAAGGAACCTTCGACTCAAACTGGGCCGAGACACTTGGTCTAGACACCGCCCGCATCATCGTAGTGGATGGCGAGATGGCCGTTATTGGTCGCAGCTGTTTCGAGATGATCTTGGGCGTTCCTAAGGAAGACAAGAAGACACACGAATTGGTTGGTAAGAGCAAAGACGGATTGCTTGACCTGATTATGGCTGGCGAACTGAACATCAACATGGTGGTGCTGGACTCTTTGGGAGCTATCATGCCACCTGGTGAAGACATTTCCCGAGTGGGCAAGATGAACATGTCTTTGCTGGCTCGCTTCCTAACCACCACATTCCGCAAGCTGTCTTTGGATGCCAACAAAGCACAAGTGCCCTTCATCTTCATCAACCACAAGAAGGATGGCATGGATCCATACGGAGCTGATCACACTTTTTCTGGTGGAAACTCCTATGCTCACTTCCTGAGTGCTAACGTCTATTTCGAGGCAGTGCAAAGAAAAGACGCTCAGATACTGAATGAAAAAGAGCAGAAGATTGGCCACGTGATGCGTGCCAATATCGAGAAGAGCAAGTTCGGACCATGGCCACGCCAATGTGAGTTCAAGGTCAATTTCGGAATTGGTGTTATAGACAAGCACGAGGAAATCGCCCAACTGGCCGTGGATTACAACGTAGTCCAAAAGACATCCACTGTGTCCCATGAATACGGAGACAAGAAGTGGGTAGGCTTTCCTAAGTTCTGTGAAGCTATCAAGGACGATCCAGCTTTGGCCACCGAATTGGTGATCAAGATTAGCGAAGCCCGTGATGCAAAGCATGAGGCCAAGCGACAAGAGCAAGAAGCCAAAAAGGCTGAGTTGGAAACCAAGAAGAGTAAGAAAGGTAAGTGAAAGACATGCCAGCAACAGATTTAGCTATCGGACCAGGTAATCTTCCCACAGGAGCCCCAATCCTCAAAAAGCCACCATATCTGATCACATTGGAGAAGCGGGGCACCAAAGGCACTGCAACCGAGAAGTTCATTTCATTGGACAAGCCAGAGATGCAATTTAGCTTTGTGCAGGTCAAGGGATTTTACTGCGACAAGGACGAGGAAGATATTGTCAAAGGATTTGCTGCCATTGTGGCCGAAACTCCCAAGGACATGATTGTGGAAATGATGTTCCCTTCTCATAGGGTCGTCAGCATTAGAAGTTTGGTATTCAACGCCGTCAAGGCCATTACAGGTAAGTGAGGAAGAGACATGAATAACAGGATTGAAGATTTGGTAATGAATGGGATTATCGCGATTGTCAATGAAAACAACGCACGGATTTGGGCAGGCACCATGACACAGCTGGACACAGCTTTGACTAAGGCGCTTGGCCAAAGACAAGCTCAAAAGCTTCCGGGTTCTCCGGCAGCCCTCAGGCTTGTGATAAACAGAGTGGTCAATAGACTACGCAACCGCAGGATCAGTGTCAAGTTTGCAAGAACCACGGATCATGCACGCACTCGCTATGTTAGGTTTTCACGCTAATGTGGGCCAATGATCGAATGCGATATGTTAGAGAGATAAGTATCCAGAAGTGATACAGAAGAAAAACAACAATAGGAGATCAATATGACAACCTTTGGTGAAGTAAATTGGACAGACGATGTGTTTGCAAATGAAGGCAAAAAGACCGTGAACAGCAAGGACTTGTTCCTTAGGCTAAACGAGGGCACTAACGAAGTTAGGCTCTTGACTCAACCCTTCCAGTATTTCGTTCACAAGTACAAGAAGGAAGGCGATCCTGGTTTTGGACAGAAGGTACATTGCTCAGCTATCCACGGTAGCTGTCCACTGTGTGCCTTGGGCGACAAAGCCAAGCCACGCTGGTTGCTAGGCGTCATTTCCCGCCATGGCGGCAACAACACCTACAAGATCTTGGACATTTCTTTCGCTGTGTTCTCACAGATCAGAAAGCTTGCCAAGAACCCCAAGATTGGTGATCCAACCAAGTATGACATCAACATTGAAGTTGATAAGAACGGTGGAGCCACTGGTTATTACGCGGTGCAGAACCTCGATAAGGAGCCTCTGTCCGCTGCTGATCAGATGATCAAGGACACCCAAGTTGATTTGGACGACCTCAAGCGCCGAGTCACTCCCCCAACCCCGGACAAAGTCCAGGCCAGAATGGACAAGATCAGCAGCGTTGCTGCCAGTGCTCCTGCCCCAGCTGGAAAGAATGGCAAGACTGTTGCCGCTGCTGCCCCAAAGGCCGCAACCCCAGTCGTCAGCATGACGGATGATGAGGAGCTTGATCGTTCCTTCCCAGATTACGAAGAGACCCCTTCTTCCTAATCAACAACGTCAGAACATCAAAAGAGCCCGTAGCTAACGCTATTGGGCTCTTTCTATTTGGTTCGATATATGAACCAGTATGGTAAAGACTATACTAGCATTTGACGTTTCTTCCACCACAATAGGTTGGTGTGCATTGAATTGGGATGAGGCCAATGATATCCAGTTTCATCAAGCAGGATACATCAAGCCCGTCAAGAAGGGCCCCATTATTGATCGCATCGTGGATACCAGAAACCAAGTCAAAAAGATCATCGATGATATCAAGCCAGACTTCATGGCCGTGGAAGATATCATCAAGTTCATGAAGGGCAAATCCAGCGCCCAAACCATCATCATGCTGGCCACCTACAATAGAATGGTATGTCTTGCCGCTCACGATTATCTCGGCCACGCACCAACCCTCTACAATGTCATGACCATTCGCCATGGATTGAAAACGGGCAAAGACCTCCCTAAAAAAGAAGACATGCCAGCCCTTGTTTCTCGGCATTTAGGCATTACATTTCCTTACGAGTATATCGCCAAGGGCAAGAATAAGGGCGGCATCAAAGTAGAAAGCTACGACAAAGCTGACGGTGTGGCTGTGGCCCTGTATCATGCTTTTGTGCTGTCCGGTAAAGTCAAGAGGAAAAAGAAGTGAAGGTCAAAGAAGCCTACGACACCTTAGAACTCTCGCTTGGGGCCTCCCCCGAGGAAGTCAAGAAGAAATATCGAGAGCTAACCAAGAAGTATCATCCTGATGTCAATAAGGATCCTGATGCCGAAGCTCACTTCAAGAAGATCAACGAAGCCCACCAAGTCATCCAAACTGGTAAGAGCACAGATTTGGAGGATCGCCATTCCTCTACATACGCCTCTCCATTCCATCGACAGCAACAAGTGATACGGTTAGAAAACGTGGATTTGAGTTTGACTGTATCTTTCAAGGAGTCCGTTTTGGGCTGCAAGAAAGAGGTCAAGTATTCTCGACAGGCCAAGTGTCATCAGTGTGATGGTGCTGGGGATGTTCGCACTAATAACGGCTGCAAAAAGTGTGGTGGTAAAGGACAGACCGTGACCAGACAAAATGGCATGGTCATGATCACCACTTGCACAGACTGCTTTGGCAGATCCGAACTTTTGGAATGCACCCTATGCAAAGCCAGGGGTACCATACACACAGATGTCTCCGTGCACGTGTCTGTTCCTGCTGGTGTGTCGGATGGCAGTACCTTGCGATTACAGGGCATGGGCAACTATGCTGGCTCCTTTATGGGCTCCTTCGATCAATACACAGATGCCTTTTGCCACATCACCGTTATTCCAGAACCAGGTCTGTCTATCGATGGTAAAAGCGTGGTTAGCCGTCTGACCATTTCATTGCTAGATGCCCTCCAAGGATGTCAGCGCACGGTCAAAACCATTCACGGCGATAAAGGCATCCAGATCAATCCAAGCTCCAAGAACGGCCAAGAGGTCATTATTCCTCATTATGGTGTGGGTGGTACCGGCTCCCAAAGGGTTATCCTGGACGTGGACTATCCCAGCGATGTCAATAAGTTGATCGATTTTCTGAACAAGGCAACATAATGGCTCTCTCTCTTATCTGCAACAACACCTATACTGACGCCAATAAGAAGCAACGAAAATGCGGCCAGATGGAACCGTACATGGATCCTAAGACGGAGAAGGTCTATTGCTCTCGTTGTGACAATGAGATACCTAACGTCAATCACTTCACCAAAACCACCATGAAGACCCTGAAGCAGTTCAGGCAAAAGCAGCAAATCGCTTTCGGTGTCAAGTGTCAAAACTGTGGGAAAGAAGCGCAACCCAAAGTAGCAGGCAACGATATAGTATGCCCTACCTGTGGGAAGCCGCATAGCCACCTCAGCGAAGCGTTCAAGCTCATGCTCAAAGACGCACTCAAAACAGCAAACAAGGACATCTGACAAAGCATGCTCGATAAGATTGTAGAAGCTTGCCATTTTCTGTTGAACCATTATCCAGAAGCGCAAGATAGCAAGTCATATCTCGACTCTCGCCTTAGTCCTGACAGCCAAGAGGCTTTTAGCTTCGGGTATTGTCCGGGAGCCAAGGATATCTCTGTCCTGGCCGATTTGGTGGGTGAGGATGTTCTGCGACAAGAGAAGCTTTTCTTTACACGAGACATTGAAGACTCTCTGTTTCCTCGTAAAGTTCCTGAGTGCTATTTTCAGGAACACCCTCTGATCATGCCGTTCCGAAACCCCTATGGAAATATTGTGGGGTTGGTCGGGCGTAGCCTACTGGGGGACGAGGAACGCGGAAAATTGTCTAAATACAAGAACACAGCCGAATCTACAACATTCAAGAAGGGCAATCTGCTGTTCGGGCTCTACGAGAACAAACAGGCAATTTTAGACAAAGGCTGCGTCTATGTGGTGGAAGGCCAAATCGACCTAATCAAAGCTACGGAAGTGGGACTGCGAAATATAGTGGCATTGGGCAATAATAGTATGACGCCCTATCAATTTTCCCTTATTACCAGATACACTGATAACATCTTGTTGTTGTTGGACAATGATGAAGGCGGTGAAAAGGGGAGGGAACGGATCATCAACAAGTTTGGCCATTTTGCCAACATTCGCAATCACTATTTACCAACAGAGTATAAAGACATAGACGAATACATTACCAAAGGGGAGATTGGTGATTATACGGAGATGTCTTTTCTCGTTAGGGAGTAGAAACCGCGTTATATGGTATGTGCTAAATGAGTTGAATGATTGTCGTTCCTGACCATCAACTCGTATGGGAGGCTACATGGCAAAACGCAGGAATAGAAGCGAAGGATACCAGTGGATACTTTTGGAAAGTCCAGTCTCTAATGACATGATGGAGGCCTTCCCTAATGAGGATAGCATTTCTTCTCGTCTCAATCCCTTTGAGTACAATGAGGATTTGATCGAATTGGAAGAGCGGCTCAAGAAAGAGTTTTGGAGAGTGGTGGATACCCTATTGACTGATAGACAGAGGGAAGTAATCCGCCTGTATGCGGACGGCTACACTCAGATGGAGATAGCCAAGATGCTGAACGTCAACCAAAGCAGCATCACCAAGAGCCTCAACGGAAACGTAGACTACAAAAATGGCAAGAATGGCAAGGTCGTTTATGGCGGAGCTAAGAAGAAGCTCAGGAAGATAATCGAGCTAGATCCCAAGATCAAGGAGATCCTCGAAAAGATGGCTGAGATCAGATCCTCCAAGTGGTAAGGGTGCCGGCTAATAAACTCCCGGATGGTATCAATAATCCCCTATCTAGGGTAGGGTGTATACCATTTAACGGGAGATGCAATGCCTAAGTTCACTGTGGATTATTCAGGTTTAGCCAACCAAATCACTAAGAAAGCCTATCGTTTGGCAGACGTCAAGGACCAGCTGGAAACCATAGGTTTCGACATTGTACGCTTCAAGGATGGCGACAAGGGTGCTGATTTGTGGCAAGTCCAATCCGCTGATGATGGTGATTACATCGTAGCCCTATATGACGAAGAGGAAAGCGACAAGACTGCTTCCACCAATCCGTGGAGCGTCATGGTAGCTAACGGCACTGATCTGCAAATCGCTTACAAGGGTGATCCGCTGGTCAGACTAGCCTCTTCTAAGCTTGGCATTCCCGCTAATGAGCTGGATTTGGTAGAGCAATACTTGCCAGAAAAACTGGCCAGCAACAAGAAGTTGGTCAAGGCCTTGTTGAGCCAACTCAACGAGGGAGCCAGGTTGGAAGTGTCTCGCAGATATCCGGAGCTGGCATAACAGAGCAGGTGGTAAATGAGTGACTTTGACAAGCTGTATCAACAGATAGGTTCTTTGGCTAAGGCAGTGGATGACAACGAAAAACTGACCACTCCTCTTTTGGCGGTCAAGCTGTCCAGGTATGCAGAGGCTTACCCACAAGATCAAACGTTGGGCGCCATGTCCAGAGTTATTGGAAAGATGGCTAGCAACAACACGCTTTTCATTCGTAAGGGCGATCTGAAAGCTTTGTATCACAAGCTGTATTCTCGCGGCACCAAATTTGCCGAACTGTTCTCAGATGAGTTGGGTGAGCAAGCTCCTAAGGCTAAGCCAGCTAGCCGTCAGCATGACGAGTCGTTTGATGTCAAGCCGTATGCAGGCGATCAAGTTTTGGCCAATGCTTTGGAAAGTGTTTTCGACAAGCACGCTCCTCTCAAAATGTATTCGCAACCCACAGCTGAAAAAGCTATCAAGTCAGTAGGCGCAACACTAGACGTGTGGAACCTCAGACCATCCAAGCTAACTGTGAGCGATGGCAATGACAAGTTCATTGTTGTCAAAGCCGATTACGAAACCCCCAAGGGTATCACTGGATTTTTTGTTCCAGTACAAGTAGCTAAGGCTGGCGTACTAGAGCCCGAAGTGTTCATGGGCAACACTGGTCCACAGCCGCTCAACTACACCGCTATCAAGGATTACCTGACACAGAATGCTGGTGCTAAGCCCAAGGTTTTTGCCACTGACATCCTCAATGCCATTACCGCTGCGGCTACCGAAACTCGTGAAGTTAGCGCAGCTGAACTAGCTGTAGCTCGTCTCAATGCCTCTCGCTCTCCCAACTCTGCCTTCTTCCAAAATCAGGTAGTAGGGCAGAAGATAGCTGAAGCTGCCAAGAAGGATGTTGAGCTTCCTAAGTCGGATGAGTTCTTCTCTTTCGAGGAAAAATTCACCAGCCCTCAGGGTTTGGCCTCTTGGCGTTTCGGCCCCGAAAAAGTAGGAACCGCTAGAAACCACATTATTCGTGAGCTAGTTTCTATGGGCTTCGTCAATCATCAAGCTGTAGTTTCAGGCAATGATGAGAACACCATTTTCTATGGCGTTTCTCTGAACAACGGTCAGGCTGCCTTCACCGTTCCTGTCAAGATTGCAGACGGCAAGGTGCTCAAGCCAACGGTCATGTTGTGCCAGGGCGCTCTAGCTACATTCGATAAAGAAGGCGTCAATCAGCTAGTATCTGGTAGCCGAACTGATACCAAAGTAGCTGCTGTAGCTTCCAGCATGGCCTCCCTCAAGCCAAGCGAAGTGCTCGGCAATTTGCGTCAGGCTCTGGCCGATGAGAATTACGTCAAGGCCGAAGATGCTCTAAACGTGCTGGCTAACAGTGGTGATACCAAGGCATATGCCATCGCCTTCCAGGCTTACATGGATGGTTTGTCTGGCCACAAGGTTGCTGAAACCAACTGCTCTCGCCAAATCAAGAATGGCACCAGCGAATACCCAATTTGCTCCCATACTGGTCTCCCCATCAACAAGGTGTATCAAGACAAGGAAGGCCACTGCCGCCCATTGTACCGCAAGGGAATGGACGAAACATACGAGGGTGCCTCTTTCATGAACGCCAAAGTCTTCGGGTGATTTCATGAGGACGGTTAGGCTGGCAAAACTTTTTGACCACAAACACGGTCTAACGGGATTATTGAAGGAAGCCGCTCCACCCAAAGAGATTTTTGAGCGTGCCAAGGAAGATATCCTAACCAACTATCAGAATTGGGTTATGGGCAAGCACAGGGCCTTGAAGCATTTGGCTGAGCAAGGCGAACCTCACGCTAAGTCCATTTATGTGGTCTACAATGATTTGGTGGCCAACATTGACTCCTATTCGCCTATGCAGGCTTTCAATCGCGTCAATAAGATACTGGGCCTAATCAGTGAAATGAAGGCCAATCCTAAGGGATACAGAGAGAGCATCCATGGTTCTGTAGAAGTCAAACGAGAGTCCGACAAGAATTATCGCGAGTTGCTCAAAAGGTCTTTCGAGACCAACTTGCAAAGGATCTCATTTGGTTTGGAGAAGGTAGCCAAAGTGTTGCGCGCTTTTGTTCCAGAAGCTGAAATGTTGGGTGGTGCCGTGGAGCCACAACGTGCAGAGCTAAGCAAAGACAAGCTGCTTAGGTTCATGCATACCCCAGCCGCCCAACGATATGGGCTAGATAGCTTGGATACTATGGCCCAAGTTCTGGCATATCCAGAGTCCAAAGCCCGACTAACTACCCTAATCAACGCTATTGATCGTGGCCATGTTCCTGCTGATGGCCCCGAGGTTATGAAAGAAACTGCTGCTATCAAGGCATGGTTAGATACCAAAAAGACGAATGTTTCGGCATTAGAGCAAGAACCTGGAACACCAGAAGCTCCCTTTGAGGAAGAGGACGAGGAATAACCTATGAGAACTGCTGAACTACTAAATGCTATGGCTGCTTGGCTGGAAAGTCCTAACAACGAGGCTATGTTGCTAGCCGAGGAAAACGAAGACTGCCTACACGTGGTAGCTGAGTCTTGCGTGCTAGCCGCCCAACTGCTCAAGAAGGCCGCTGAGGAAGTTGATTTCTTGGAGCCAGCCGAACCATCTTTGCTAACGCCACAGACCATTGAAGAGACGGCTGCTCTTGCTACCGCCTTGGATGAGTCTGGTGATCCGCAACTCAAAAAGATGGCATCTGTTCTGGACGAATTGCTTTTGACCATCGCAGCTCCCCCAGGTGCTTTGGCTGATAAGAAAGCCCAAGAACATCAGCGTTTTGTGGATCTGCAAAAGAAGTTTCACGGAGAAGAGATACAGAAGAAGTATCACGATGTTCGTGAAAAATTGCGCGAGCACAACAAGATTAGTGCTACCGAAAAGGCCATTGCTGACAGCGGCATGACCAAGGAATACAGGATTATGGAAGCGCCTCTCAACACGCGCACCTGTCCAGATCACCCAGGCGCCCAAATCGCTCGTGTTGGTGAAAACATGTATCAGTGCGAGTTGGATAAGAAGGTGTATAACTACCAGACTGGATACACCATGAATGACGGCACCAAAGTCCCTGGTGGCGATGTATCGCAGCAGACACAAAACCTCAACGTGCCTTTCCAGAGCCTATTTGACTCACGTGAAGGTCGCCTGGGCGCCAACAGAACATAACAGCCGCCTAATCCGGCCATAATTTGGTATCCATCTGAGAACCAGATGAGCAAAAAGACTTTTGAGAAAGTATACCAACACCCCGATTTTGATGAGCTTGTTGCCAAGCTAACCCTCGACATTCCACCCAAAGACATTCACGATTGGCTGGCCTCCAAATACACCACTGCGAGTGAAGCCAAACTCGTTATCAGCGAAGGCACCCTCAAATCCTTCAAGGATAACTACCTGGACGTGTATACTCTGATCGCAGAGGACATGCGCAAAACCAAGCAATCTTTGGCTACTGGTACGGAAAATCAGCTGGAATTGGCCATCCAAAACAATCCTACCTACAAGAGCAAGATGATGGAACTGGCCAACAAGGAAATTGACGTGCGCCAAATGGTGGCCCATTTGTGCGTGGCCATCGAAACACGTTTGGGGCAGGTTTTCGATGAGATCCAGTCAGACCCACGCAACATCAATACTCGTGTTGAGCGTGTTCTTATCGAGTACGGCGAGCTGTTGGGCGGCCTCTTAGAGAAGTATTACAAGTTCACGGAGAACCCGGCTGATGTCGTTATCCAGCACAACGTCACTCTCCAAGCCATGGATCAGCATATTTCGGTATTTCATGATGTAATCCGAGAAGTTCTGTCCCAGATGGATTTGGAAAGCTCAATGTTATTCATGGAGCTATATCGTGAAAGATTGACCAAGCTAAAAGCACCTGCTACTGACCCTGCCATGAACACTGACATGAAAGTTGCTGAGGCTAAACTTCTCAATGAAACCATCAACAAAAAGCTGAACCTCTAATGTCCAAGCAAGCATACCCCAATTTTGACCAATACATGTATGTGCCTGGCCGCCATGATGTCAAGAAGTGGATGTATGCCCTAAAAGACATTCATTACAAACAGAAAGCTGGCCTTAGCTATAAAGACGCTATACGCCAGGGCACTTCTGGATGGCCCAAAATGGAGGTCTACGACTTCTTGAACTGGCTCAGATTTTACGATGAGGGAGCGCACATGAAATACAAGACCGCACAAGTATGGTATGAGAATGGCCAGCCTGGCTATTTCCTACACATCAAGCCGGATCCAAAGCCAGAGCCTGAACCCATCGTAGATACTAATGCAATCAACGAAGCCAGGGAAGAGGCTGAGAAACAGGAAGAGAAGAAGCGCACTATCGAGAAACAGCGTCAAAAGATCATTGGACGCCTAGACTCCGCTGAAAAGTTGTTGCGCTCGCCCGAAGGCCAGATGTTTGCTGGTGATGAATTAGAGCGGCTGATGGAGGCCATCTACAGTCTCAAAAAGAAAGTGCAGTTGGTCAATAAGCTAAGCGTTTCTACTCGCCTGTATGAAGACATGATAGTACGTGAGGCTAACGTTTTGAGCCGACATGGATTTGTCAAGGCCGCCGATCTCCTATACTCGGTCGCACAAACGCCAGCCGCTTCAGCTGAAGGTGCCACGGGTCAAGGTGATGCTAATACCATGCCGGATGCAGCTCCCCCGCCAGATCCTTCTGGTGCTGGACAGTCTGGAACTATGAGCGGATTACCATCTACCATTCCTGGCACACCCAGCGTGCAGACGCCTGTGGACGGAGACCAAAACTTGGATCATCCTTCTGTGGATAAGCTTATGGGCCAGCCTGATGCGCCTCCAACTGGCGTTGCACAATCCACGCCAGGCCTCATGCCCCAAGACTCACAACCCAAAGGCATCAAAGAGTTCATCGAGAATATGAACGAAGGCAACAAAACAGACGAAACACAAGTGTCTGATGACTTGGAAGTCAACGAGGCAGACGACACATTATTCGTGAGCGAAGCTCAGGCAGCACCAGGCATTCCGCCTGCCGTGTTGGAAGACGTTCCAATGACAACTACGCCTCCTCCTGAGAGAAGGCCACCAGCTTTTATTCCAACAGTGCCCCCCGCCCCACCAGCAGCTCCCGCAGCACCTCCTGCACCAGCAGCCGAGGAACCACTGGAAGTCACGGAAGACGACATCCCTACCTCTACATCAAACGGATTTAGTGCTAAGATGGATAGTGCTTTCGATGATGTTTCTTTGGCTGATATTGTGGCTGAATTGGATGATATTTCCAAGTCATATAAGACCAGAGAACAACCAAGGCGTCTAGGCTGGGTAGATATGGCCCTAGATAGTAAGGGTTTGGCTTCCTTTTTTCCTTCTCTTTCCGAGGCTCAAAATAAAGCCCTCGAAGCTAACAACTACATCTCCACACGTGTTGATGACATTCTTGCCAAGCTCCGTGGCGCACTCGCCAGTCAGGAGGCGGCCGCAGAAACTCCAGCTCCAGAAAGTCCAGAACTAACTGGTGTCAAGGGAAAGCTGAAAAGCGATCAAGAAAAGGAACAACAACGCAAGCAGCAAAGAAAAGAAGAGGCCGCCGGTGGAGCTGAAAAAGCAACTCCACAGGTAGAGATGGGTGAATTGGCTGCTCCTGCCATCGGACCCGCTCCCAGACCATTAGGCTAAGGATGAATGAAACTTCGACAGCTCCTGCAAGAGATGAAAACAGTGCAAGAAGAAATTGGCGCATCCGCTCCTTTCATATGCGGAGGAACGCCCCGCGATAAGTACATGGGGCGTCTGGAAAACATTGCCGATCTTGACATCACTACCGGAGACAAGACAGTAGAGTATCTATCAGAAGAGTTTTTTGTCAAGCTCCGCAAACGCTACAACATCACTCGCAAGACGATGGAAGACGGGCATAGCAGCATTTTTGTTGGCCAGCTCAAAGTGGATTTCTCCTCCAATTTCATGGTGCACAACATCGACTACATTTTGCAGCAGATGGGCATGAGAAATCCGACCAACATGCAACGCGAGATGTTCAGCCGAGACTTCACCTGCAACTCTCTTTTATTGACGATGGATTTGAAACGCATTTTGGATCCCACCAAGCACGGAGCACAGGACATCAAAGATCGCAAAATCAAGACCTGTCTATCGCCAGAGATAACACTGACAGCCAACAGAAACAGGGTAGTGAGAGCCATCTACCTAGCCTGCAAGCTGGACTTCAATTTGGATCAGGCCATTGTGGATTACGTGTCCAAAAACCCACAGACCGTTCAAATCTCTACTCCAAAATCCCTAACAGACAAACTCAATGAAGCCTTCTCCAAGGACGCTGACAAGGCCAGCTATTTGATCTCTAAGATGAACTTGTGGAACTACATCCCTATCACTGAACAAGTATACCCGTACTATGCCAAGAAGCACCTCCCTCCTCAATAAACTGGCTTATTTTCAGGGTGGCGGAGGTGTAAACGAACCGACCCCTGGCCAAAAGAAATACCCTTCCGACAAGGCTATTGTGGTGCAGCCTCGTTTCAAGGAGCCATTCTATAGGAACTATGACTACATGGACTCAGAGGGCGTTGATGGGGAGCCCGTTCATGGCCCTGGCTCAGGCTGGAACCACATGACTGACCACAAAAGCGTTCAGGATTTCTTGGAGT